CGGATGTGTCCTCGTTTATGCGAAAGACGACCTGGTAAACATTTATCCTATTACTTTTGTCTCAGCTCTCATGCTTGGAGTATCAGGGCAGGCACTCATTAAAAAACTGTCAGCCATATTTGACAATAAAGTTGATACAATAGTGAGCTTATAAAATAAATAAGCAATAATTGGGTTAATGACAGTTGATTTTATTATCTTTGTATAAAATATATTATATGAAGGAAATAAAATTAACACAAGGGGAAGTTGCTTTAGTTGATGATGAAGATTATGAGTATTTAAGTCAATTTAAGTGGAATTTATTTAAAACAAAAAACACTAAATATGTCTTTTATGCAAGGGGGAAGAATTTAATTAATGGAAAATGGCATAATGTTTTTATGCATAGGTTAATATTAAAACCAAAACAAGATCAATATATTGACCATATAGATAAAAACGGATTAAATAATCAGAAATTAAATTTAAGAATATGCACTAAAGCACAAAATGCATGGAATAAAAAAGTTCAAGATGGGCGAAAATATAAAGGAGTTAGAGAAAGGTATCCATTTTATAAATACATTAATTCAAAGGGAGAAACAGTAAATAAAATAAGATCTAAAAGCTATCAGGCATTTATTATTTGTAATAAAAAATCTATATTTCTGGGTGAATTTAAAACAGAAATAGAAGCAGCGATTGCTTATAATAACGGAGCAATTAAGTATTATGGTGAATTTGCAAATCTTAATAAAATATAAAATGAAAGCCAAAATCATTGCATTTCTAAAGCGATATGCTATCCTGATCGGGGTAGTTATATTCCTTCTGATCCTGCTTTCGATCAAAAACGCAATTATCAAGAGTCAGACTAAAAAGATAGTTGAGATTGAACAAAGTAACCTGGCTTATAATAACGACCGGATCGACTTAGAGAAACAAATCAAAGAATTCCAGTTATCGTATAAAACAATCAAAGGATCTAACGACTCGTTAAAAAAAGTCCTCGCTTTATATCAACTCGATTTATCTAATCTAAAGAAGAAACATTCGCAGGAACTGGCAGAGCTGGTGAAAATACCAAATGACACTGTTTTCGTGCGATTACAGGGACTTTACATGAATTACGATAATGAGCCTTTGAAATATCCCTTTAGTGGCTTCCAGATAGCTCAGATTTATTCTACTGCTATTTCTTACGATATGATTCAGCAGGAATATAGTTTACAGGGAAGGGGGTTAGAATCTTGTTTAAAATTGAATTCTGGTTATGAAAGCGGTATTTCAAATCTTAATTCTCAGATCTTAAATTTACAGGGAAATATCAGTAAGGCAGATTTACAGATCGAGAATTACAATAAAGAGGTCGCTACTTTAAATAAACGAGTCAATAGAAAATCGTTCTGGAACAAACTTTTGCTTGGTGTATCAGCTACTGCAATCGGTATCGCTATGATAAAATAGTTTTTCGTTACTTTCATAGTTTTTAGTTAGTTAGGGAAGGAGCCGGATTCGTTCGGCTTCTTTTTTTATTCAGAATAATTAATTATCTTTGTCATTCACCCCTGAAATTTATTTCAGCCACCCTGATGTTACGATGTCGGGGCTTTTTTATTTAATTATTTTACGAAACATGATAAAAGTCATTGTTTACCTATTTTACATAGCCTAAATTTGAATATTGAATTACAAACTAAAAACCGACTAAGATGAAAACACAAGATGTAAAACTATATGCGAAAACTGGCGAAGTTCTAAATAATGATGATATGGTATATTTGTCAAATGATGACTTGCATTTATACCCGATACGAAGAATTGTTCGCTGGGCATTATTTAGAACTGCCAAAGACTTAGAAGCTGATTGTGCCGGCATGGGAGGCGAAGGTAATTTTGACATAGAGGCTTTTTGGAATTATTTCAACGATTCATTTTCAGAATTAACAGCCGAATTGTCAGGCGATGCAGAATTTGAAAGAATATTAATTGAAAGATTTGATTTATAATCTTAGTCGGTTCGGGCAGCGATAACCTCAACGCCCTGACCGCTTAAAATAATCACATGAGTAAACTAAGTTACACCGGCTATTCAAATCGAATGAAAAAAGAGATAACTGTCTATTCTATTGACGGCACACATCAGCAGTTAAAAGAATATGAGCCTAAACTAAAGAGGCAATTACGTTATTTCTTTAAGCCGGCTGCATCACTTATTGTTTGCGAGCACGTTGGATTTACCAGCGTAAGGATTGACGAGTTAATGTTAAAAGATATATTTGAAATGAATAAGCCCAAATTACCCTGCCCGCTCTGCACTCGCAAATATTACACTAAACAGCAAGTAATAGCCTGCATGGAAGCGGATCAGAAAGAAGAGAAAGTGAAAAACAGGAAACTTAAATTGATAAAGAAATGAAACACACAAAAGGCCCTTGGATATTAAATTATCCACATCCATCGAGTAGTGATTTTATAATCGGGAATGATATTTTTGAAGATTTTGTAATGAATCCTATTGCTGAGATATTACCTCCTGTTTGTGAATCAGAAGCACAGCAATTGGACGAACAAGAGGCAAACGCAAAACTAATCGCTGCTGCCCCTGAATTATTAGAGTCACTTATGAGGTTCATAAAATTTGTAGATGATCAGAAATTAGAATATGAATCTGCAATGATAAGACAAGCGAAAGAAGCAATTAAAAAAGCCACAGAATGACAACGATCTTACTTCAGCTCTCAGATGCCACTACCGGCCGTGAATGTGACAGAATTGTCGAACAGAACATTAAATCTCTGTCATCCTGTGAACGGATCTTCTTAAACCGGGCGGTCAATAATGCGAAAAGACGGATTAAAATTGTAAATAACGAAAAAAGAAAGTCATGGCAGAACCAGTTAAATTAATCCTTAAAGAGAAGCGTATCTCCGGCTGTGACTCAATACTGTTGACACAACCTCTCAAGACATTCACGCAGGACTTAAAGCCTGTTGAAGTTAATCTGAACGATTACGAGTTAATTGATGAGTCGAAAGATTATTTAATTTATAAGAAAAAGATTCTTTAGATTGGGAATAATTACTATCTTTGTTTCAGCTATTAATCACATCATGAATCAAAAAGAAATTATAACGGCTCCAAAAGCAGATGCAATTATTCCTTCGGGTGTGATTGATAGCTCATTTGCTTGCGGAGCTTTATATATTTTATTATGAAAGAGATTAAATTAACACAAGGATTATTTACAAAGGTAGATGATTGTGATTTTGATTGGTTAAATAAATGGAAGTGGTATGCACACAGGGGTCATTCAAAACGATCTTTAGTAAAAAAATATTATGCTGCAAGAAGGGATGTAAGTAATAATTACAAACTCATACTTATGCATAATATTATATTACCATGCGGCAAAAATAAAGAAAACGATCATTTAGATGGAGATTCTTTAAATAATCAAAGAAATAATTTAAGAAATTGTACACATAAGGAAAATATGAAGAATATGAAATTATCAAAAATAAGTCGTAGAATGATTAGTGAAGCATTAAATATAAAATAATTAACTTTTATAGATAAAAATATTAATAATATCGAATAAAAGTGATATAACCAACAATCAAAACAATGATTGAAACAAATAAAACAAAACAAGCAATTTTAACAATTCAGAAAGCAGAATCTTTGGCTCTAAAATATCAGGATTATGGTTTTCATTTAGCATTTTCAGGAGGTAAAGATAGTCAGGTTATTTATGAATTATGCAAAATGGCAGGTGTTAAATTCCGTCCGGTTATGCAATTAACAACTTTAGACCCGCCAGAAGTGATGCGTTTTGTACGCAAAAATTATCCTAATGTAATTTTAGAAAGACCAGAAACGAATTTTTATAAATTAATAGTAAAATACCAGTCATTACCCACAATGATGCGGAGATTTTGTTGTAAAGAACTTAAAGAACAATCAGGAGGTGGCACGGTAACTATAATTGGAATAAGGAAAGCAGAATCAAATAAACGTGCAAAACGCAATGAGTTAGAAATATCAGGCCATAAATATTCAAATTCACTTGATCAGTTTAATATTGACAACAAAGATCAAATATTATGTATTAATGGGAAAGATAAGATTTTGCTTTCTCCTATAATTGACTGGTCAAACGCTGATGTTTGGAATTTCATTAGAAATCACAAAATAGAATATTGTGAATTATACGATCAGGGATATAGACGAATTGGGTGCATGTTTTGCCCTAATTGCACCGTAAAATCAAAACAAAGAGATCGAAATCATTATCCGGGTGTAGAAAGAGAAATAAAGAAAAGTATTAAGGAATTATGTAAGCAGGGTAAATATGCAGAATTTAACAATGATGTTGATGATATATTTAATTGGTGGATTAGTAATGTTAGTCAAAAAGCATATACAGCCAGAAAATTACAGTATAAAATTAATATGTAAAAATAATGACAGTCTTTTATTGTGACATTTGTGGGGCCCCGATGATACTTAACAAGAAGTTAAAATCTTATAAAAATCACGGTAGAAATCATCGCAGGAGAAAATATAAATGCACTATATGTGATTACGAAAAGGTAATCTATGCAGGTGGTGAGATGGATGAAAAGTTTATCCCTCAGATGGGTATTGATGAAGTTTCCGAGATGTTTAAACAGGAAGAAGAAAATAGACTATGAAAAGCAAAAAAACCTATGTTTTAACCGTTTCCCGTCAGTTTATGAAGTCGCATCCAAAATCAGGTCAAGAGACTGGTTTTGTAGACAAGATCCTTGCCGGGAAGAAAATACATACCATCCGGGCAAATTATGAATTTTGGAAGAAACGAATTGATGAAGTAACAGCAGGCAGTGCTATTTTATCAGTCCGGTATTGGTCAGGAAAACCCTATAATTCTAAACAAATTACTATTGTTGATCTAACAAAAGAAGATTGTGTTGGGATACAAAAATTAACTTTTGCCCCCGTATATGGTATTCAGGCAAAAATATTTACAACAGGAGAAAGAAAATTAATAGGATATAAACCATGTTTTGAAATAGATGAGTTATCAAAAAATGATGGGTTATTAGTTAAGGATTTCAAGGACTGGTTCAAGGGCTACGATCTAAGCCAGCCAATGGCAATAATTCATTTTACGAAATTCAGATACTAAAAAACACTCGTTAAAATAGAAACATGACATTTATCATGCTTTACTAATTTCTTAATGCCGAAATTTACTGGACCAAAACGATAAAACTATGCAAGTATCTATTTTTGACGACATCAGACCAAACTCATTCTATCAAGAGTTTGAAGAAGATCACACACCTGAAGAAGATGTTAATTTCACCGAGGAAGATATGCAAGAGGTAATCGAGGACTCTGTTAAATGCCCTCTTTGCGAGCCTGACGGCAATGCGCAAGATATTAAGATATGCGAATTACACAGGAATTTAATTGGAATCTAAACTAAATAAACTATAATATGGAAAACAAAAAACTAACACCTGAAATTATAGAATTGCTTAAAAAGCCGTTACCAAAAGAAGCGATTAAACAACATCCTACAAAAACATATTTATCAACCATTAAGGCTATTTATGTAGTCGAAAGATTAAACGAATGTTTTGGAATTGGTGGATGGATAATCAACAATGAGGTTGTTCTTAAAGAAGGTAAATGGATCGTTGTAAAATCAACATTGAACATACCGGAATATGGTATATTAATACCTGACATTTTTGGAGGTAATGATAATCCTGACCTCGGAGATGCCTATAAAGGAGCCTGCACTGACGCGCTTACAAAGATAGGTAGTTATCTTGGTATCGGGATGGATGTTTATAAAGGTCTTGCAGATGCACCTCAACAGCCTAAAACACCTGTAAAAAAACAAGCCTTAACGCCAATTCACGAAAACTGGCAGAAAGTAATTGATTATCTTAAAGGTACTGGCACAATGACTGAGGTACTTAAAAAATACGAAGTCAGTAAAGAATTTCAAGAAAAACTAATTAATGAAACTTTAAAAAACGAGTAATATGGAATCAACATTATCAGTTATCAATTTAATGCCTTCGGGAAAATCGCAAGTAGCATTATTTGTACAATCAATCAAAAGTGAAATCTTATCCGGGTCAAGAAAACCGCTTCCGATTCTGGCACAATTAAAATATGCCGAAAAAACTATTTCTGAAATACTCAAGGATGACGAGATAGACGCTTGTTTTCTCAAAGAATATCAACTTTATGATAAAGACGAGAAAGTAATTATCGAAGGTGTGACAATGACACAATCAGAAACAGGCGTGAAATACGATTATAAAGCCTCTGGGGACCCGCAATGGATTGAGCTGGATAAACAGATAGCAGAACTGACAGAAAAGCGCAAAGAGCGTGAAAAGTTCCTGCAAGTCATTCCTTACGACAATGGGATTGTAGATCCTGAAACCGGATTATTCATAACCCGTCCGCCGAGAAGTTCAAAAACTAAAGTAATATGTACAATTAAATAATTAAATATGAGCAAACTGATTAATGCTAAAATCAATCTTGACAAAATTAAAGACGATCTTTTATTTGTCGGAGAAAAGGGGACTTATCTTGACGTATCAATTTGGTTGAATGATGAACCAGACCAGTATGGCAATGATATTTCTATTCAACAGACAACCAAAAAAGGCGAACCTAAAATCTATTTAGGACAGGGCAAATATTCTGTTAAAAAAGAAACCGAGCAGGATATTGAAGCGAAAAGCGAATGGAGGAAGGGGAAAACAGAGGTTAAGTCTATGTCAGATATTTCACAATTACCGGGTACGGATATTGTACCGGAAGGAGAAGAACCTTTATTTTAATGACTGACAAAGATTATCATAATATCCAAGAATGGGCAGTTGTATAAAATAAAAATATTTATTATCTTTGGAAGGAGATAGTCAGGAATAAGCTCCCTGATGAAAGGGTAACCAGAACGCCTTTCTCCTTCCATTTGTTCTGGATATTAAAAAACTGGTTATGAAAAAAAGAATTTATGTCTCAGATGCAATCGGTAAAAGATTTGGAAAATTATTAATATTATCTGAATCAAATAAATTAAATGGTAAAAGTACTGTACTTTGTCTTTGTGATTGCGGAAAAGAAAAGGTTATAAGAATAGGAAATATAATTAAGGGAGATACAGTTTCTTGTGGATGTTATGGAAGATCTCTTAAGTCTAATTTTAAACACGGATTAAGAAATCATAGGTTATATGAAATATGGTCAGGAATGAAAAAGCGATGTTTTAATAAAAATTGTGATTCATATAAAGATTATGGAGGCAGAGGAATTACGATATATTTTGAATGGATAGATAATTTTAAAATATTTTATGATTGGGCAATTTCGCATGGGTATAAAGAAACCCTTACAATTGAACGTATTAATTTTAATGGAAATTATGAACCAAATAATTGTACGTTTATAAGTAATAAAGATCAATGTCTAAATAAAAGAGACGTTTTGGGAATTAAAAAGGTAAAATTTATAAGAAAACAAAAAAAAGAAAATCCAAAAATAACTATTAAGGAATTATCAATAATTTATGGAGTTCACAAACACACTATAAGTGATTTATTGCATTATAAAACATATTCTGATATATGAAAGATAGTGATTTTCATAAAATAATGGAATTTGCATTTTTAGGTGGCGGGTTAATTCCTGTCTCCTCAAATGCAATTGAGTTACTGGAACAATCGCATAAAAGCGAAGTTCTATCATTCATTGAAGTAACAAACAGAGATATTAAATTTCACAGATGTTATTTCTCCCTTCTTGGATATATTTATGATTACCTGCCAAATTCATTTAAACGCAAAGTCAAAAAAGAAAAGTTCTATATTTTCATTAAACACTTGAAAGGCGAATATGAAGTCTTGTTTGAATTTCAGGACGGGACAAAGATGGTTGAATATGATTCTATCGCTTTCGGACGGATGAGCCAGAAAACCTTTGAAAACTATATCAGGGAACAACTTCCGTATATTTATGAGAATGTACTCGGAAAGTTTTTTGAGGGTGAAATCTATGACGGAATAATTGAAACGATTGAAAATGAGTATAAAAAATTCTTATCAAAATTATAATGCAGAAATACATTAAAGTTTACCTGGATTATTTCGACATTAAGACCGAAAATGAATTGATTTGCGAGGCGTGCGGAAATATGGCAGTAGATATTCACCACATACACGGACGAGGCAAAGGGAAAGATATAATCACTAACCTAATGGCATTATGTCGAAAATGTCACGACCGGGCGCACTCATCAAAAAATTATGTCAGTAAAGACGAATTTCAATTCATACACCGTAATTTTCTGGCAGGTAATAGGAAAGCATTTTTAAAATAACATATGATTTTTGTCATGTTTTAATTACTTTAGATAAACGAACTTTGAAGAAAAACTAAACTATGGACTATATTGACTTTTTAAAAACTAAACAAAAACGGATAACTGAATCGGGATTTGAGGTTAAAAAACTTAATAATCATCTTTTTGACTTTCAGGAGTTTATTGTTAAAAGAGCTTTAAAGGCTGGTAAATATGCAATATTTGCAGATACAGGACTTGGCAAAACTATTATGCAACTTGAATGGGCGCATCAGGTTGAAAAACATACAGGAAAACCGGTATTGATATTGGCTCCGCTTGCCGTGAATAGCCAGACCATTGAGGAAGGTGAAAAATTTAGTATTGATATCAAAAAATTAGATACTAAAAAAGAAAATCCGACAAAAGGAATATGGATACTTAATTATGAGCAAATAGATAATATTGATTGTTCTATTTATTCTGGTATTGTTCTGGATGAAAGTTCGATACTTAAAAACTTTAATGGAAAATACCGGACTCAAATAATAGAAACATTTGAACAAACTCCATATAAATTAGCTTGTACTGCAACCCCGTCCCCAAATGATCCGATGGAATTAGGTAATCATGCTCAGTTTTTAGATGTTATGAGTTATAATGAGATGCTTGCAATGTATTTTATTCATGACAGTTCAGATACCGGATTATGGAGGCTTAAAGGCCATGCCATTGAATTATTTTATGAGTTTGTTTCCACTTGGTCAATAATGCTTAATAAACCTGGGGATATTGGTTTTTCAAATGATAGATATGATTTACCACCTTTAAATATTAATCAGATAAGTATTAATACTCCAATACCCCAAGGATTACTATTTGGTGGCAGTTCTGCAAGTGCAACTGATTTTAATAGGATTCTCAGGGATACCGAAAAATTAAGAATTGACGAAGTTGTAAAAATTATAAATGAATTACCGGAATCAGAACAGATAATTATTTGGGCAAAACAAAACCAAGAGGCTGTAAATATTAAAAAGGCATTGTCAAACTTTGAATGTAGAAATATTCAGGGATCAGATTCGCCAGAAAAGAAAGAACTTGATTTGATTGATTTTGCACACGGTAAATATAAAATAATGATTACCAAAACACAAATAGCTTCCTTTGGTATGAACTTCCAGAATTGTCATTATCAGATATTTGCTTCGCTGGACTTTAGTTTTGAGTCTGTTTATCAGGCAATGAGAAGATCGTGGAGGTTTGGGCAAACTAAAGAGGTAAATATTTGGATGATAACGACAGACAGAATGATAAATGTAACTCAAATTATTAACGAAAAAGAAAAACAATTTAAGACTATGCAAGCGGAAATAACTAAAGCGGTAAACAAAAACATCCGAGGTGATATAACTCATTTTATTGATGATTCAGAAGATATAAAAACGGATCAATACTGGGTCATGCGGGGGGATTGTGTGCAGAAAATTAAAGCCGTCCCTAATAACTCAATTGATTTAATGGTGTTTAGTCCTCCCTTTGCAGATCTTTACACTTATTCAAATTATGTTGAGGATATGGGTAATGTATCTGATTATGATGAGTTTTGCACTCAATTTACATACTTGGTAAAAGAATTAAAAAGAACATTAAAACCAGGTCGATTATGTGCAGTTCATTGCATGGATTTGCCGACTCAATTAGGGCGTGACGGATATATGGGTATTAAGCGATTTAGTTCAAAAATTGCTGATATATTCGAAGAAGAAGATATGTTTTTACATTCTGAATTTACAGTCTGGAAAGATCCACTTTTGGCAGCTGTAAGAACTAAGGCTCTTGGACTTGCTCATAAACAGGTAACGAAAGATATGAGTCGGATAAGGATGGGACTTGCTGATAAGGTTATGGTCTTTAAGAAAAGAGGGGATAACGAAATACCAATTCAGTTAAAGGATAAAAGATTTACATTCTATATTCCGATGCACGAATACGATAATTTTCCAAAGTCACCAGAAGGTTTTAATGAATTTTGGGGATTCGATCCAGATTCAAGTTATGACCGGATTACTCAATATTCCCATCAGGTTTGGCAAAGATACGCTTCTCCTGTGTGGATGGATATTGACGTCACTAATGTACTTCAATACACAAATGCCAGAGATCAGAACGATGAAAAACATATTTGTCCGCTTCAATTAGATGTTATTAAAAGAATTATATTACTCTACTCAAACGAAGGTGAAACCGTTTTAAGTCCGTTTGGTGGTATTGGATCAGAAGGGTATCAGGCATTAATGATGGATCGTAAAAGCATATCTATTGAGCTAAAAAAGAGTTACTTTGATATTAATGTAAGAAATCATCGTAATGCAGTCGAAAAGAAAACACAATCCGTATTTGAATTTGAACATGCAGACGAAAAAATATAGTGCAATTGAAGCAATAACTAATACCTTGACCGGATTAGTCGTTTCCTTTGCGATTCAGCTTGTTATTTACCCCGTAATGGGTATCCATGTCAGGATTGAACAAAACATCGTTATAACGCTTGTATTTACTTTAGCGAGTATATTGAGAGGATATATTATCAGGAGAATATTTAATCATTAATTTTCCCCTCTTTTAATTTGCATATCTGAGAAGAAAGAAATAAATTTGTAAGGAATATATAAAGCGTTACGATGTTCAGAAAATTATTATCAAATAATAGGGCCGGTTCCGGCTACAATATCCACGAAAGATTCGGTAACGCTTTTCTTAGTGGATTTTTTGTAAATGGTTCCGGCCTTTATATTTAAGCGTTATGGCCGAAAATAAAAAATCTTTTATTGCTTATGTGGATTGGAAAGAAACATTTAATAGCCTTCCAGACGAAAAAGCTGGGCAACTTGTAAAGCATTTATTTGCTTATGTGAGTGATGAAAATCCAATAACTAATGATGTTTTAATAAATGCCGTATTCGCTAATATTAAACAAACATTAAAAAGAGATTTACGTAAGTATGAGATTATCAGGGAGAAAAGAGTAATAGCGGGGAAAGCAAGTGCAGACAAACGGCAGCAAGTGTTAACAAGTGTTGACAAACAAGAACAAGTGAACCCTGTAAGTGTTAATGTAAATGATAATGTAAATGTAAGTGATAGTGTAAATAAAGAAAAGAAAAATAAATACGCTTCATTTGTTTCAATGACAAAAAAAGAATACGAAACATTAATATCGAATCATGGAGAAAAAAACACCTTATTACTTATTGAAATTTTGAATAATTACAAGGGTGCTAATGGTAAAAAATATAAATCTGATTATTTGGCCGTTCTTAATTGGGTAGTTGATAAGGCAAAAAAAGAGGGGAAGTATGAACAAAAACCAAAATTTGTATTTTAATGAAAATTCAATCCTCAAATACTAAACAGATTTATTTCTTTGAGCCAGGTAATAAAGGTGAAGAAAGACATCTTTGTCCTGAATGTTCACACAACCGGAAAAAGAAAACAGATAAATGTTTTGCTTGGAGTAATAAAGATAAGCGAGGTTACTGTCATAACTGCCTGACTTCATTTTTTGAATATTCACCTCATGAAGAAAAGCAATACACGCTCCCGAAATGGAAAAATAAAACAGACTTAACGGATAAGGCAGTCAAATATTTTGAAGGCAGAATGATAAAACAATCTACATTAAATCTCATGAAGGTTTATTCCGATGTAGAATTTATGCCTCAATTCAATGCACAAATAGAGGTCATTTGTTTTCCTTATTTTTTCAATGAAAAACTGATTAACATAAAATACCGGGGCGCAAAGAAGTCTTTTAAACTCGTCTCTGGGGCTGAATTGGTTTTTTATAATATTGATTGTCTTAAAAATTCCAACGAGGTTATAATTGTTGAGGGTGAAATTGATGCACTTACATTTATTGAACAAGGATTTTTAAATGTTATTTCCGTCCCAGCCGGGGCTAATAAGAACCTGGAATACTTAGATAATTGCATTGATCTGTTTAAAGACATTAAAAAAATCTTTGTGGCAACTGATCAGGATACAAAAGGAATTGAGGTCAGAGACGAATTAATCCGCCGTTTAGGCGCTGAAAGATGCTGGGTTGTTTCTTTTAAAGACTGTAAAGATGCAAATGAATATTATTTAAAATACGGTTGTGACTTTAAAGATGTGATCGAAAATTCAAAACCAGTTCCGGTAAAAGGAATTATTGAAATTGGCTCCATTTATGCAGATATTTACAATTTATACACTCAGGGAATCCAAAAGGGAAAGGAAATAAACTTTGAAAAAATAGACCAGTTAATAACATGGGAGACTGGCAGGCTTGCAATTATTACCGGAATACCTTCATCCGGGAAAAGTGAATTTGTGGATTTTATTATAACAAAATTAAATCTTTTGCATGGATGGAAAGCTGCGTATTTCACACCTGAAAATTATCCCTTGAAATATCATTATGCCAAACTATTTGAAAAACTTATAGGTAAGAAATTCACAAACACGAAATCAACAGAACTTGAATTTGATATGGCGTATGATTATGTTCGGGAAAACTTCTTTTATATCCTCAATGAAGAAGATTTTAAAGTCAAGTCGATATTAGATTCTGCTAAAATACTCGTCAAAACAAGAGGTATTAAAATCATGGTTATAGATCCTTATAATAAACTCGAACACCAATACAAGGATTCAGAAACTCAATATATCAGTAGGTTTTTAGATGAGTTGATTAATTTTGCAAAGTTCAATGATGTATTAGTTTTCTTAATTGCACACCCTCGAAAAATGAGTAAGGGAGAGATTCCGACTTTATACGATATTTCAGGATCAGCAAATTTTTATAATAAAACTGATTACGGTCTTACTGTACATAGGAAAACAGGGGACGATGGGACAATGATAAACGAGGTCGCTGTTTATATTCAAAAAATTAAATACAAACATTTAGGACAGCAGGGAGTTATTGAATTGAATTATGATTATGAAAACGGTCGTTTTAATCCTGGGGTTGGATGTGATAAAAGTAACTGGTTAGTATCAGAACCTACTCCGGCAGTAATTGAGGCAAATATAAATTTTTACGAAAAGAATGAAAACGAACCCCCTTTCTAAGGAGTCATATAAACATAAATCCGCAAAGAACGTGCTTTCAAAATGGCTAAGCACCGACTTTGTTGTTCATTCAGAAGTATCATTTGATGGGTTCCGCCCTGACCTTACAACTTATAAAAATGATCAGATACAAGCATTTTATGAAATAGTTCACACCTCAGACATAACCGGTAAAACTATTGGATTAATGCAGTACTTCTGCTTTATAAACAATTTAGATATTTTACTGCACGTTATAGATGCGGAATATATTTTAAGACAATGTGAGAAGCCGGAAAAGATTGAAGGATTAACTTGTAATTTGATAAAATTTAACGAATAAATTGAACCATTAAAAATAGAAATAATGAATAAAGAAAATCTTAATGAAGAAGAGCGAATAATTTTTGAAGCTATAATTGCTGCAAGGGAAGTTCAGGAATATTTATGGAAGGAATCATCGCTATTAAATTTTTCTTTAAGCCTTGAAAAAGAAAAATGGATCGAGATATTTCAAAAGAGGGTAAACAAAATATCTCAAATTGATTTTAATAATCCTTCTTGTGTTGTTGAATTAAGAAAAAGACTATTACAACAAGCGGCATTATCTATTTTAGCATTAAAAATTATTGATACTGAAAGCAAAACATGACAAAAGTCATCTTTTTCCTCAATAACATAAACGAACTTTGGGCCATGAAACTTAATAGTGGAAAAATCGCAGGTACATATTACGGTCTAAAATGCAATCCCTTCCAAAAGGATAGCGACACCACCGAGGGCAGACACAATCAGGACTTGTTTGTACCCGAGAGCAATATCAGTTAGTAATATGCCACCATTTTAAATATAGATTATGACAGCAGAAGATTTGATAAAGTATGTCTTTAAAGAGGAGCGAGTTGATTATGAACTCAGGGCTTCAAAGTCTCGTAAAAGAGAATTAATCCGGGCCCGTCAGCGATCAATGTATCTATTAAAGCACTTCTTCCCGAAAATGTCAGATAGTGAAATTACAAAACCCTTTAATAAAGACAGATGCACTTCAATTGATGCAAGGGCAACGGTTAGTAACGACATCGCAACTGATAAAAAATACGAGACTGAAATGTCAAAATATATCCTCGTCCTCCGGGGTATGATGAACGCAAAACTGAAGATCAACTGCACGTCAGTAATGTATAAGATGACAAATAAGCGGGCCATCCTTCATAAAACCGATACCGGTTATATAATTCAACTAAAGCGATTAGTTAATAAGAAGGTCGAAAAGAAGCACCTTGTTTTAACAGATGAGACTATGCAGGGATTAATCGAATGTTTTAATATACTTAATAAATAAAAACCTATGACAACAATTATTGATCCTTTAACGGTCAGTTCAATGAGCGACATAACGGTCAATTCTTGGACGACATTTTTTGTAATATTCGGGATTTTAATAATGATTCTGGCGATTATCGCTTGGGCTTGGTACGAAGGTAAAAAAGGACTCAGGAATATTGATAAACAATCTGAGCAGTACGAGAAGTTCTATTTTGACCTTCAGCGCTACATCCACGACTGGAAAGTAACAGAAGTTAATTACCTCGCAATTGATAGGTTATTCGATATATTTGATATGTTCGCATATAAGGATAATGAGAAAACTAGTGTTTTAAGGAATGAATTTTTGGAGAAATACAAGTCCGTCCGTGACGAGATAGACAGCCGGGACGAGTTCGCACCTGGGCAAGTGTTTAAAAAATAGTATCATGAAAAAAAGTAAGTATTATTTTGAAAAACCAGACTCTGAGAGTTGTTATACTATTGATCATTTTTACGATCAATTAAAAGATAATAATCTGCTTCAAATGCAAATATATCCTGCAATTATCGAACACGGTACATATTATTTCTGGTGTGATGAATTTCAGGAGATAGGAGAGACTGGCTAATGTTGCGGTAAACTTTGCGATATATACAAGCCTCGCAACGGTAAAAACGGAAGGTGTTGCCATCATAAAAATTGCTATACTGCAAGCGATGTATCAATAACGATTTATAAAAATAATTACTAACTAAACAACTAAAATCATGAGATTTCCAAAATTACACTTAGTTTGTTCAGATGACGATTTACGTCCTGTAATAAGTTGTGTTTGTGTTGACAAAGAATATACCTTTGCTTCAGATGCACATATTTTAGTACGACATAAAACATCTGAAATATTTAAAGATGCGTTTATTGAATCGCTTCCCGAGGGACAAATACTCATTCCCGGAAAAGCTATTTTCTTTGTTTGTCAAAAAATGACAACCGGGGTATCCTTATCTGATGACAAAAAACTATTCCAAATTCACCGCAAAGATGAATCTGTTATTAGCTTTAAACTATTCACAGGCACATATCCGAAAGCAAATAACATAATTCCAGATCCAAAAGACATGAAGCCGGTTGATGAGATAGGGATTAATTCGGGTTTATTAGACAGGCTTTCAGACGGATTTGGTTGTGATATGCCTATATTAAGGATGAGATTCTTCGATAAAACTAAGGCTATTTATGTCACATCAAATCAAACCGAATATAAATCTGCGGTCGGGATTATTATGCCTGTAATGATCAATGATTAGCTATTTGTGTGAATTGCTTATCTTTGCAGATATTTGAAGTATGAACGAAATCTAAGGTAATGCGTAAGATGATAATAATAACTTTGTTTTTCAGCCTGTTTGCAAGCGATTTGCGCCCCTCCTCTCCGGGAAGCAGTAATCTGTCAGCCGGAAGAGATAAACCCGTACGAAGCGATAATCCACGCCGTCACGACTATTGAAAGCTCTAATGGGGTGAATCTTTATAATGCAAAAGAACAAGCGGTCGGGTATTTTGGCATCAGACCGATAAGACTTGAAGACTACAATAAGCGAACCGGACAGAACATAACTCATGCACAATGCTATGATTATGAGACAGGCAAGCGGATATTTTTATTTTATGCCAGTCGGGTTGATTACAGGGACATTAAAGGCATCTGTATTGCGTGGAATGGGGTGAGCAAAGAGAATAAGTATTACGCTAAGATTAAGGCAGTTATGAGTAATAACAGTAATTAAATAACTACACTATGGAAGAGAAAAAACTTATTCAATTAACACCCCAAAAAAAATGAAATTATGGAACAATTAAACTTAACACCAAAACAACTTGAAGCAATTGGATTTCAAAAAAAAGAATTTGGAAACATAAATAGATATGCTATTGGCTTTATAAATGGAATA